TACAGAAATTAGCGTTTTAGACTTACAGTCAAACTATGAACAACTTCATAGGGTAGCGCAAGACTTAGCAAACAACCTTGCTATTAGTTACGGTGTGTCGCCATCTCAATTTAGAATGACTTCACAAGCATCATCTGGCTTTGCTTTACAGATGGAGAACCTTAAATTAGATAGGTTCACATTAGAGCAACAAGCAGACTTTAAACAGTATGAGCGTGAGTTGTTTACATTGATTGGTCAAGTATCTGAATATTATGGCAAGGCTGTTAATGGAGAAATGACTGTTGATTTTGTTGAGCCTAACTACCCAGCAAGTGAAACTGAGCAATTAACTATTGACCAGCAAAGTATTGACTTGGGTCTTAGTTCACCGCACAAAGTATTGATGCGTAATAATCCAGACTTAACTGAAGAAGATGCTCGTGTTGATGTTGATGATAATATTAATGCTCGTAATGATATGCTTAACAAGGTTAAAACTGGTGGCTCTCTGAACGATACAATGGCTGCTTTAGGTCTAAATGCCAACGCTTGATGCCATATACAATCAATCTCAAAGCGAGGTTGATGCTTTTATACGTCAGTTTGATGGCGAGATGGAAAAAGTATTTGAGCGTGTTAGACGAATTGCCAATGCTCAACTTGCTGGATTAAGCCAAGACGATATATTGAAATATGAATTTGTTTGGCGTAAGTCGTTACAAGATGCTGGATATTATGTTTTAGTTAATGATTTGATTGATACGCAATTTGATTCAATCTATTCTGGAACATTACAAGCATTTGAAGCGGGTGGTTTAAAGACTGCCTTTACTGCTGATGATGCTACTAAGATTCAGATATTAAAGCAGATGAAGCGTGATTTCTTTATTCGCCTTGGTGATGATGTTGGCTTGAGTGTTAAGCGTGAGTTATACAAGTATGCTATATCTGATGCTTCGGTTGTTGATATGACTGCTGGTATTGCTCAAACATTAGAGGGTTCTAACCTTGCCAAGTATTCACAGACTTATGCCAGAACAGCGATTAAAGAGTTTCAACAAGAAGTGATTGATTTACGTGCTGCTGATATTAAAGATGGCGTTTGGGTTTACGTGGGCGTTAATGATGGTCGAACCAGAGATTTTTGTCGCAATGTATTAAAGCGCAATAGGTTTTATGATGATAGTCGTAAGAACCGCATAGAAAACGACCAAGATAGGGCATACAACTGCCGTCATAGGTTCTATAAGATGGATAAACAAGAAGCCGAAGCAAATGGGTATAAGGGTAACTAAACAGCCAAACTGGGGCAAATACAAGAAGCGGTTGAAAAATACTGGCGATGCTCTATATTCGGTTTCTGAAAGTATTATTGTTGGTATTATTAATCGTACTCAATCTGGTAAGGATAAAAACAAGAAAGGCTTTAAAGGATATTCAAAGGGATACGGCAAGACTGGTACTGTTAATTTAACTGATACTGGCACAATGCTACACGCTATTAATCGTAAAAAGATAAAAGGTGGTGTTAAGCTATATTTCCCAAATACAAATGAAAATAAAAAGGCACACGGCAATCAAGTAAAATATGGGCGTAAGTTCTTTGGACTTGATAAGACACAAAAAGAATTAATAAAACGCAAACTTGGTAAATTTATTGTAAAAACAAAGAGTTAGTGTTATTATGAAAACAACTTTTATATAAAAGAGGTAAATGTTATGGCTGACGAGCATACAAACGGCACAGACGAAACTCCTAAGTCTGAAAATGAGGTGGTGTTATCACAATCAAAACTTGATAAACTGATTGATAAAGGTTTTAGCAAGGGTGCAAACCGAGCAAAGTCTGAATTAGCAGAACAATTAGGTGTTGATTCAATTGAACAAGCACGAGAGTTAATTAATGCGAAACGTGAAAACGATGAAGCTAATAAGTCCGATTTGGATAAGGCAGCAGAGTTAATCAATACGCTTAATGGAACAATCAAAGGCTTGGAAGCAAACAACAATGAGATTAAGGCTGATATGGCTGTTCAAAAGGTTGTAAGCGAAAATGGTATCAAGGATGCTGATTACTTCAAACATTTATTAGCACAAGCAAGTGCTGTTGATGACTTTGACCAATCAGCATTCATTGAACAATTAAAAGGTGATAAACCTTACTTATTTTCTGGTGGTGATACACAACCAAAGAGAGTAGATGCGACTTCTAACCGAGCATCATTAGATGTTGGTGAACGAGTTAAGTCTGCTAAAACTATGGCTGAGTTATACGCACTCCAGAATGAATTATAAATAATTTCTTAGGAGAAATAAAATGGCTGTAAATACTAAAACGCTTTTATCAGATTCAGTTGTAGATTTGATGAATCAAGCGGTTATCGTTTCTGGTAACTCTTACAATAAAATTGATGCTTACACTACTATTCGTCAAGACGATATGGCATCTTCAATCGCATTCACCGTGTTCTCACGTATGTCTGCTGCGACAACTCCATTAACTGATGGTACTGAAGCGGGTTCAACTACTATGACTGATACTAAGGTATCTTTGACTATGGCTGAATACGGTGCTGTAATCACTTCAACTAGCTTGGCTAATATTGCTACTGCTGGTAAAGCTGACTTAGCATCTGCTGAATTAGTTGGTGTAAACCTTGGTGAAACAACTGACAAGTTAGGTCTTGCTGCTGTGGAAGCTGGTACTAATACTATCGCTGCTGACACTGCTGGTACTTTAGATAACCTTGACTTACGTGAAGCATATACTGCTTTAGCTAATGCTGGTATCGCTAAGTTCCCAGACGGTCGTTACGTTGCTTTCGTTAATCCATCACAAGTATCTGACATTAAAGGTGATTACATTACTATCGCTCAAAACACGGACATTGGTCAAGCGACTTCTGGAATTGTTGGTGCTTTAGAGGGTTTCACTATCGTTGAAGATTCTAATGTTACTGCTGGTACTGTTGTTTGTTTCGGTATGAACGCACTTGGTAAAGCTGTTGCTCTATCTCCACAGTTACGTGTTGTTGAGGGTTCAGATAACCTTGGTCGTACTGTGAATGTTGGTTGGTATGGTGTAATGAAATACGGTGTAATTGACCAGAACGCACTTCGCGTACTTACTGGAGTTTAATCAATGAGCAAGGTAGCTAAAAAAGCAGTAGCTAAAAAAGCTACTAAGCATCAATTGAAAGCACTTTGTGATGGCTCACACGGCATTGATGGTGGTATCTATACCTTTAAAAGTGGTGATACTGTTACTGTATCTAAGAAAGGACATTACGACTCTATGAAAGAGTTGGCGTGTTTTAGCGAGGTATAACAATGGCGTGGGTGCTTAAAAATGCAGACATCATTGCGGCACTACCAATACTAGCTGACCACTATGAAAAGGCTGATTCTGGCTCAACTACAACTCTTGTTTCGGGTCGTTTAACTGACCTTGTACAAGCGGAAATAGTTGGTGCTACTATTGGCTTTATTACTGGTGATAATGCTGGTGTTGATGCGACTGTTACTTCTTATACTGATTCAACTGGTACATTCGGTTTCGGTGCGGTATCAACTGCGGTGGATTCATCTACTGGATTTGGTATTGTTTATCTTGATTACACAACTTATATTAATCGTGCTTATGACATTATTAAGAATGAGATGCGTAATAGAGGCTTAGACATTGATTTATTCTTAACAACTGCCCAAGTGAAAGAACTTCATTTGACCAAGTGTTTAGAACTAATCTGTATGGCTAAACGTCAAGATGCTGATACTGATGATATTTATCACGAATCTTACTTAGTCTTTAAGGAAAACTACGAAAGTGAGTTGACCACATTAAAGGCTGATTATGATACTGATGAAGATGGTACGATTGAAGAAGCTGAGAAGAAACAGTCTAATCAAGTGGTATTGACAAAATGATAACGCTGTTAAAAACAAAAGGCTATAAATTGACAAAGAATGACACGCTTAATAATCGTGAGTTCAGAGAGTTAGACAAATCTGTTGAAATAAATGAAGATTTATCAATGTTTGGACGTGCTGTTTACAACACTAACGAAATATTTGAGTTGTTTTTGAGTGATAAAACATTTACTGACAAAAAGATTCATTCTATTTTAGATGATGGGCGCACAACTGGTTTCAGAGATTTTTATATTGAAACTGGTTATGTTGACCCAGACTACACAATTGATTTGCGTGGCTATGATGAACTTACGGCTAATGTTGAAAGACAAGAGCGCGGGTTTCTGATTACATTTACAACAATAAAACAAGGAGTTTAATATGGCTATTAAAGGACACGAGGGAAGTGTAACAGTTGCTTCTGGTGCTATGGGTAATGCGAAAGCGTTTTCTTTAGACATCAATCAAGAAACTGTTGATACTACTGATTTTGGTTCAAATGGTTGGAAAGAGTCTGTAGCAACTTTAAATAGTTGGTCTGGTTCTATTACAGCAATCTTTGATGCAAGTGGTACTGCTGAAGGTGCTTTACAAACTGGCTTAACTGCTGGTAGTACAGTTGCTTTAGATTTACAACTTGGCGGTGGAACTGGCTCATACGATAAGTATAGTGGTTCAGCAAACATTACAAGTCAAAGTGTTACAAATGATGTTAATGGTATTGTGGAAGTTACTTTCAATTTTGAAGGTACTGGCGCACTAACAATAGCGTAATTTTAAGGGGATTAAGTTCCCCTTTTTTTATTTAGAAACTATGAATAAATTATTAAAAGCATTAGAAAAAGAAGGTACTGATATTCGCTCTGCTGATATGGTAGTTGGTGGAAAACTTCATCACGTCTATTACCGTGTTATGTCTGGGCAAGACCACGACAACGCATTAGAATTATCTAAGAAAGTTAAAACAGTAAAAGAAGCCGATGGTTCAACTACTGATTTGACATATTATGATGATGGGTTATTGAGAGCGCATATTATCTACTTTCAGCTACTTACAAAAGAGGGCGAACGTGTTTTTAATGATTTAGTCAAAGTTCAATGGATTAAAGATACTATCACCTATGAATCATCAAGCTATTTATCGGCTTTGATGGGTTTAAAGTCTGTATCTGATATTATTGAAGAACAACAAGAAGCGTTAAAAAAGATGAATGGCTAAAGGCTAAGGCGTTTCTTGCTTTTGAACTTAATAAGTCCATCTCTGAAATTAACTCATTGCCAATGTCTGAAATTGGTACACTACTAGCATATAAGATTAACGCTAATAAAGAGGTAGATAATGGCAACTGAAAAGATTGAAATTGAGATTATTGCTAAAGGCAAACCAGCTGAGAAAGCAATTCAAGGCGTTGAAAGAAAGACTAAAGACCTAGGCACACAAAGTAAGCAAACTGGAAAAGAAGTTGATGGTGTTTTAACTCGTATGAGAGCAGGTTGGATTGCTGTTGGCGCTTCAGTTGTTAAGGCTGTATCAGAAGCAGCTAAGTTTGAACGTGCTTCTATTGGTCTATCGGCTTCACAAAAGCGTTGGGCGCAAGAAGTATCATTAGCAACCGACATTCAAGCTGAACAAGTTGCTGGCTTCTTAAAGTCTGCTCAAACTGCTGGATTAGCAGAAGAACAGATGAAAGATTTAGCCAAGCAATCAATTGCTTTAGGTTACGCATTCCCGCACGAAAACGCTGAAACATTAAACGACAATATGATTATGCTTGCCAGAACTGGTGAAGCACAAGGTTTTGTTGTTGATATTCTTGAACAGAAATATACCGCTCTTGGTGAAGATATTAATAACCTTGATTTAAAGACTAAATCTTGGTCTGAAAAGATGGCTCTTGTTGGTGAGGTTGCTGAGAAATCACAAGCACAAATGGACGCTTCTAAATATAAAGACTTAAACGAAGTTATTGGCACTATGGATAAGGCATTCACAGATGTTGGTCATAGCCTTGTTGTTCTTGGTAGTGAAAGTGGTGGTTTTGGTCTTGTTACAAATGTTTTAAATACGTTCTCACTTGCCTTACAATTTGTTACTGCTGGCGTTACTTCATTAACAAAGGATATTCCAAAGTTATTTGAAGCGCTTGGTTTATGGACTGATAAACAAGCCAAGTTAGTTGATGGTACTGACAAACAAAAAACCGCTGAAGAACAGTTGAGTTACGCATTACAGCAGAAGAAAGACATAATGGCGTCAATACATATATTGACTGGTTCTGCCTTAGAGGGTGCTAAAAAACAACTTAAAATGCTTGACAAGCAAATTGCGAGTATTAAAAAACACGGTGATGCTCTTGAAGAATCAAGACAGCAAATAAACAAAAGCAAGCAAGCCCACGCCGATGCTAAGGCTCAAGAAGTTGCCGATGCCAATAGTGCTTGGGGCAAGATGAAGAAAGGCTTTGGCGATTACGTTAAAGATGTTAATAACAAAGCGGTTACTTTAAGACAAACTGGTGCTAAAGTTGCTCAAGGTATGGAAGATGCCTTTGTTAATATGGCTATGGGCGTTAAGACTTCTTTCAAAGATATGGCTCGTGCCGTTATTGCCGACCTAATTAGAATCCAAGCAAGAGAGGCTATTGTTGGTTTGATTGGTAGATTAGGGTTTCATACTGGTACTGCTGAAGTTAAACATACTGGCGGTGCTATTGGTAAATCAAGAATTCCATCATTCCATACTGGCGTTAGAAGCGATGAACGATTAGCTAAACTACAAGTCGGTGAAGCGGTTATTAATCGTGGTGGTGCTGCTAAAAATAGAGATGCTATTGATGCAATGAACAAAGGTTATTCTGTTGGCGGTCAAGGCGGTCAAGTTACAACTGCTGAGATTAACTTTAATGTACAAGCTATTGATGCTTCTTCGTTTAATAGCTATCTTGTTAATAATCGTGGCACTATTGAGGGCATCATTAACGCATCATTAACATCTAACGGTTCTGTTAGACGTACTATTAAACAGGTCGTTTAAATGGCATTACCAAATTTATCGGGTTATCTTCTTTATGGACACAGCCACGTTCAAATAGAAGAATGGACTAAACAAGGAAGCGCAGTACAGTTTAATTCTGGAAAGAGTCAACGGATAGTTAGCAATACATTACCAGCTATTGAAATGACTATTAGCTATAAAAACATTCCACACTCAACCTATGTTGTTATTAGAAACATATACCAAACTAATCATTCCAATACATTTGAATTAAATCAGACTGGGCAGGAGGTTTTACAATTAATCGACCCAAGACGTGACCATTTGGGTGTGGCTAATACGAGTGTTTGGGCATTTAAAGAGTTTAAATTTAAGGTTGGTTCTGATGTTAAATATTCTGGAACGATTAAACTAATCAGTTCTGTATTTTTTGACTTTACAGAGTATCAGTCTGCTTTTACTCAAGCATCTACTTATTCGCCAGTAACTTCAACTAATACAACATTCACGTCTTTACTGACAAATTATGCTCAACCCTACCAAATTGATTACGAATATATAAACAACTCTGTATTCTCAAATATAGGGCAGTCAGCACGTCATATTAACGATAAAGGTGGATTGCGTAAGAAGTGGTCGTTATCTTGGATATTACAACAGTCTGATTTTCTTGAATTGTTAAAATACTATCGCCAACGTGGTGGTATTATGAGTAAGTTCGGTATGCCAGAACTTGGGTATGGAACTTCAGATACAACCGATGCTATATTTATGACTGATTCATTTAAGTATGACAAGCGTGTTGATGGTCTATATACTTGTAAAGCAGACATAGTTGAGGTGTTATAGTGAGTAAAACAATAACAAATAGTGTTCGTTCAGATGACCAATTAGCAATTCTACATCTGTTTGAGTTTCATATGGATAAAGATTTAGATGGTACTGTTGGTGAAGCTGGTGAGATATTGTATTTCACAGACCACGATATATTTGTAACTGACGGTACTAATGAACACACTCCTTTAGCCATTACGTTTGATAGATTAGTTGAAGATTTTTCTATGTCATCTGATACAATCAATGTATCTATTGATAATATTAATGGTGCTTTATCAACAGAAGCAATTGCTAGTGAATGGCGTAACAATAAAGCAAAGATAACAAGGGTTGTTTATACACCACCATCACAAACACTTGATGGCGATAATTATGACTATGGCTTAGTTCATTACGAAGCAGCAACTACTTATCCAAGATTAGATATTAGTTCTGTTACTAAAGACGTATATACATTGTTTGAGGGTGTAATTGATACTTTCAACGCTAGTGAGCAGTCTTTAAATGGCACTTTAACAACAAAGTTTAGCCATTGGAATAAAGCATACCCAACAAGAACGTACAATCAGAATGAATTTACATCAATTGTAGATGCTATTAATGAAACAATTTACTGGGGCAGACAAGAAACAGTATGACAAAATATGTTGTTCAAGTTAAAGATTGTTTTTCAGCTGTATATAAATATCTTGATGATAAATACACAATACCGCACAAATGGCGTGAGTGGACTATTGAAGATATGGATATATTCCTTGCACAAAATAAACAATTCCTAAGTCGTAAAGACCACATTGGTTTCTTTAGAAGTTTTTGCTCAAAAGTGAAAGATGCTAAAAAAGACGATATAGTTCTTACACGCACATCAGTTGGTGTTGCTATTAATAGATTCACTTACTGGGTTTATAACGAAGATTTAGGGCGTATAGAGCATCTTAAATTAGATGACAAGTGTTTAATAATGAGGATTAACAATGGGTAGTACATTGAAAGCTATTGTCGGAGTCGGACTAATGATTGCCGCTCCGTATTTATCACCAATGCTTGTTGGTGCTGGTGCGACTGCTCTTGCTATTACAGCAACTACTGTTGCTATTTCATTAGTTGGTGCTTCTATTGCTGGTTCTGCTATGGCTCAAGATACTGGCGATATTGGTGGTGTTGAAGCATATTCTGGAATTAAATTACAGACACAAAAATCAAACACTAATCCAGTTCCTATTATTTACGGGCAAAACAAATTAGCTGGTAATATTATTTATCAAACATCTAATCACGCAATTAATGGTGATGATGCTGCTCATGGTTATAACAGAGATTATTGGGCGGTAATTGTGTTTGCTGGTCATTCAATTGATACAATGGTCGATGTTTGGTCTGGTGATAACTCAAGCTTAAATATTAGTGGCACTAAATATACTGAGGAGTACGTTCATTTAAAATGGGACTATACATCATCAGCATTAAATATTACTAGCGCTTCTTGGGTAACAGACGATGCTTTCTCATTATCATTAGGTTCAACACTTGGTCTTGATAGCATTAGCATACCAGCTAATAGTGCTTATTTATTAGTTCATCAAGTCTTTGATGGCAGTCAAAACAAAAACACACAGTTAGATAATATTGTTGTTGAAGTTAAAGGTAAAAGTATTCGGTCAATGACCAACTCAACTACTATTAGTTCAACAGTCGGATATTCAAACAACCCATCAAATATTGTGATGGATTTATTGGTTAATGCCTTATCTGTTGATGATGCTGACATTGATACAGCTTCATTTTATCAAGCACAACAAGATTGTATTGCGAATGGGTGGACTTGTAACATAGTTCTACTTCAACAAGCCAACATTCAGTCTATTATTAATGATGTTTTATCAACTTGTAGAGGTCAAATTGTTCATTCTGGAACTAAGTGGAAGCTAAAGGTTGATACTAAATCTCAAACAAGTGTAGCAACGCTTGATGATGATGATTTTCTGAGTAATACTCTTAATATTTCAATGAGTGGCAACGGTGACATCGCTAATAAAATTATTCTTAAATACGTTAATCCAGCTGATGAATGGTTATCTGCTCAAGTTGTTAAAGAAGATACAACATTACAAACTTGGGACGGTCAAATCATTGAAAAATCATTAGATATTAAAGGTATTACGAACCAAACACAAGCAAATGAATTAGCAGAGATTACTTTAAATACAATGCGTTATACTGAAGATGTTTCTGGAAATCGTATTAAACAAACTCCACTTGTGTTATCATTTGCTACGACAGTTAAGAACGCTCATTTAGAGGTTGGCGATGTTATTACAATACAGCACGATATTTTAGACAGAGATAGAAAATTTATGATATTATCTGCTGAAACTGACCAGAGCGGATTAATTCAAGTATCAACCCGTGAATATTGTGAAACGCATTACAAGGATTCATCTGGAACTTATTTAATATAGAGGACTAATTATGGCAGTAACAACACGCTCGGGCAAAGGCTCACCATTAACACACGAAGAGTTAGACGCTAACTTTAGCAAGATCGCTGGAGTTGAAGATAACGCAACTGCTGATCAAACTGGTGCTGAAATAAAGGCTTTATATGAAGCTGAATCCAATGCTTATACAGACACAAAAGATACTAAATTATCTGGCATTGAAGCTAACGCAACAGCAGACCAAACAGATTCAGAGGTAAAGACAGCGTACGAAAATAACGCAGATACAAATGCGTTTACTGATGCTGAACAGACCAAGTTAGGTGCTATTGAGGCTGGGGCAACTACTGACCAAACTAATGCTGAAATAAAGACAGCGTATGAAGCTAATGCTGATACCAATGAATTTAGTGATGCTGAACAAACTAAACTATCTGGAATTGAGGCTTCTGCTACAGCTGATCAAACAGGTGCTGAGATTAAGACTGCTTACCAAGCTGAAGCTAATGCTTACACAGATACTAAGAATACAAAGCTATCTGGTATAGCTACTTCAGCTAACAACTATGTTCATCCAAACCATAGTGGCGATGTAACATCTACTGCTGATGGCGCTACAGTAATTTCAACTGGTGCAGTTGATATTGCAATGCTATCTGCCACAGGCACAGCAGGGGCAACTAACTTCCTCAGAGGAGATAATACTTGGGTTGTACCTACTGATACTAACACTACTTATACATCTTCAGACTTTACTCATGATGACTTAACTGGATTCGTAGCTAACGAGCATATTGACTGGACTACTGACCAAGGCGCAACAAACATTGATGATGGCAACCTGACAGGAAGCCCTACATTCACAACACTAAACGCTACAACTGTTGATCTTGGTAACTGGACTGTTACTGAAACAGCTGGCGTGTTAATCTTTGCATCTAGTGGTACAAACAAAGCGAAGCTAGATGCTTCAGGTAACTTCACTGTAACAGGTGATGTTATTTCTAACGGAACTGTTTAATAGGAGAAATATATGGCAGGCGGAAAACTAATAAGCACGGGTGTTGAGTTCCCAGATGCTACAACACAAACAACAAGCGCACTACCTCTAACAGGTGGCACTATGACTGGTACTATCGCAGGCTTCACCTCAACAGGTATTGATGATAACGCTACAAGTACAGCTATTACTATTGATGCTAATGAGAATGTAGGTATTGGTACTACTAGTCCTGATTGTAAATTAGACGTTAGAAAATCTGGTACAACTGCTGCTCAAGGTGACACGGATTTATTTATAGGAGATAGCGGTGCGGCATCTTCAACTGCACAGTTCAAATATTAGGAGGCGCAAGTGGTTTTTCTAATTTATATTTTTCAGATACAGGATCTTATAATGTAGGTGGTTTTATATATAATCATACTGATAATTATTTAGCTACTAACGTAAACGGTGCAGAACGTATGCGTATTGACTCCTCTGGCAATGTAACCGTAGAAACTGGCAACCTAGTAATAGGAACATCTGGCAAAGGTATTGACTTCTCTGCAGCTACACCTGATGGTACGGGTTCTACTGGCTCTGAGGTCTTAGATGACTATGAGGAGGGTGCTTGGACTGCTACTATTACAACAAATGGTACAGACTTCTCTACAAGTAGTAGAGGTACTAATGCCTTTTATAGAAAGATAGGTAGCCAAGTTACAGTATGGTTTGGACCATCAATAACTAGCCCAACAAGTGGAACTGGTAGTTTAATAGTAACTGGATTACCTTTTACTGCAAATCATTCTGCTGGTATGAGTATTACAAGTGGTGATATTCATTTTGGTAGGGTTGATTTAATTGGAACAGAGGGGTACTTTATGCAAATCGCTCATAATACGTCAAATATTGCATTTTACTATAGGATAGACAATTCTAACCCAGGGACGATGACTGCTGACGAACTAAATGGAAACACCACCCCATATATTAGTGGCACTCTTACATACACAGCAACTTAATTACGCCTAATGGATTTAGGCACGGACATTTATAACAACAACAGGAGAGTCAAAATGGCTTTAGTAAAGAAAACAGTAGTAGATAAAGTAGAAGGCTATATGAAAGATATAGTCGGCTTTGAAGGTCTATACGCCATAACAAAGGATGGAAAGGTTTGGAGTTATCCA